AAAAATATCGATACAAAGCGTATCTCATCAGAAAATTCGCATTCCGTGATTTACCAGATATGAATCTGGTCCATTTTATGGGATGGGGAACTCCTACCGATGAGTATATTCCAGAACCAGAAGCGCACAATACGAATAATACTGAAAAATCAAGGATACTCCCGAGAGACGTTACATCCAAGACCGGAACAGGAGGAATTGCTGACAAGACAATTGACGAAGTTATGAAATTATACAAGGACGAGAATATGTCAATACTGGAAGGTAAAGCAAAAGCGAAGGCCGAAGAATATAAAAAATAACAAGAAGAAGCGGCAGCGGCAGCGGCAGTAATCGTAAGCAATAATAAACAATAATATTATTGTCAACATAACAATCTAAAACGGTAAATATCGCAACGACGCGCTATCATAAGCCGTAACCCGAAACGCATCGTTGTATCCTTCTACGTATATGGTGTCGCCAGTGCTTACATTGTTACAACCGTATTCCCCAGTTCCACTCTTTCCATTGATAATAACAGGCAACTTAATCGCGTTGTTTTTATCGCTTAATGTATAAAACTGCCATTTGTCGCGATTTGTAAATAAGGGTCGGCCAATCAATGGAAGTATGGTCTCCTGTGCCGCGGTTCCGCCGCCGGTGCCGTTGCGAGTAAGAATCCCCACTTGGCGATAGGTTGTATCAACTGAACGCGTGGGTTCATTCACACGGACCCCTAACGCGCCGCCACCGCCACCGCCACCGCCACCGTCCATTCCACCATAGTGGATTGTTTCAACTCCACCTCTGATATCATAACTCGGGCGGGTTGCGCCTACCGAGTTATCGCGCAGAGGCGGAACATACGGGTTCAATAATACATCCTGATTAGAGGATGGTCCGCCAACCCCGAAATCCAATGAATTATCGGTTGACGCAACTAACATCGAGCCGTGGCCGTAACCGTGCCCGTGGCCGTAACCGTGGCCGTGCCCGTGCCCGCCAAAAAATCGCGAATGTGCGTAAATACCAACACCAACTATAATTACAGCAACAATGACAAGCGTTATATTTTCAAAACATAATACCCCGGGGGGACACTTTCTAACCATCTGATGTAGTGGATTAAATAATGCTAAACGCGATTTAGTATTATTATATGTCGTTATTTATTTTTTATCAGAAGGGGCACTTTATTTTCCTCCTGGTGTCGCAAATCCCTGCAACATTTTGGTTATACCTTCGATACCGCCACCTCCAGTAACCTGCTTCATAAACCCCTCGGCTGATTTCAACAATGGACCCATATCTTTCATATTATCCATCAGTTGTTTTTGCTGATTCATCAGGGATTTCGTTTGGTCGGTCAATCCGCGCACACCATCTTCGCCAATGATGTTCTCTATATTATCATACGCTTGCTCTAATGTTGATGCGTAGTCAATACGGTTGTCGCTGCTGCCTTTGACGCCACCACTTCCAGCACCGTCGTCGTCGCTTTCACCGTCCTTACCGTCATAACTCGCCGGGGTCAGTTTCGTCATTCCTTGCTTCTCGCTCTTTTTTTGGATTTTCACTCCAGGCGTGCCATCAGCGGCCTTTGCGTCGCCATCAGCGGCCTTTGCGTCGCCAGCGGCCTTTGCGCCGCCATCAGCGGCCTTTGCGCCGCCAGCAGCGGCCTTTGCGCCGCCATCAGCGGCCTTTGCGCCGCCAGCAGCCTTTGCGCCGCCAGCAGCCTTTGCGTCGCCAGCAGCCTTTGCGCCGCCAGCAGCCTTTGCGCCGCCAGCAGCCTTTGCGCCGCCATTATTCTCGACGCCTTCTTTTGATTTCATACCTTCCATAACACCACGCGACCCAATCATTTCCAAGAGAAACACAGAAGCAAACGCAGTTAAAAGGATGATAATCATATTTTTACTAAAGTATGACATAACCAGTCCAATCAATGCCATAAGGATGACCGCATTGATGTTTCTATTTGCCAAATGACGCAGAATATTCAATAATACAATGAATAAACTGCCATATAATACGAACTTGTTCTGAAAAAACGGCGTATTGAATAAACTATTGATATACGACGCCATTGCTGTTTTGTTTGTCAATAATATATATTTCAATAATATAATAAATTGAATTATATTCACGGTTTTTATGATTATTGTGTTGCGTATATATGTCGCGTTATGAGTTAGGGTTATGCCAAAAATTCAATACGGAAATACACGGGTTTAACTTGGAAACTAGTTCTCCTGAACTACAGACGCATTATATTTGTCATTATACATTTTCCTTCTCACCTACGTTCAGAGATTATATCGCATTTGCAAAATGTTATGGCGCCACAGTTGAAATTGTTGAAACCCGGTTACTATACCCGGGTGAAGAAATGGTCGCAATATACAAAACATTTTGGTTGCGCGTCTTTCAACGCGTGTGTAAGAAATGGTTGAGAGAGCGTAGATTTGCGCGTTCGTCACGGTTATATTCATTATTGCTAAAACGAGAGTATACTAGAATAGATATATAACGGATTTGGATTTCTTTGTGTCTTCTTCGTCTTCTTCTTTTTCTTCTTTTTCTTCGTCTTCTTCTTCTTCTTCTTCTTCGTCTTCGTCTTCGTCGTCGTCGTCTTCTTCGTCGTCGTCGTCGTCGTCTTCTTCTTCTGCTTCTTCTTCTTCTTCGTCGACTTCGTCGTCTTCTTCGTCGACTTCGTCGTCTTCTTCGTCGACTTCGTCTTCGTCTTCTTCTTCGTCGTCGTCTTCGTCGACTTCGTCTTCGTCGTCTTCTTCGTCGTCTTCTTCGTCGTCTTCGTCGTCGTCTTCGTCTTCGTCGTCTTCGTCGTCCTCGTCTTCTACTTCGTCTTCGTCTTCGTCGACTTCTTCGTCTTCGTCGACTTCTTCGTCTTCGTCGACTTCTTTCTGTTCGGCGTCCTCCTCCATAAACGTAATTTCGTTGATTTTTTCAATAGTTGTTCCAATGACGGTGTCTACATCCATTAATTTGTCAAAACTTCCCCGCATTTTTTTCAATAACGCACCCATTCGCTTCTTATCCTTGACAAGTTCGGTCATCATCGCTTTTGATTTGTTATTGTTATTGTTATTGTTATTGTTATTGTTATTGTTATTGTTATTGTTATTGTTATTGTTATTGTTATTGTTATTGTTTCGCTGCGCCGAGAGATTTTCACGAATAAGGTTATTCAAGTGTTGGTATATTTCATCTAAATGGCCCAACTGCGAACGGTGTTCCTCGACCATTGTATCAAATAGCCCCTTGGCCCGCATATACACCGAGAGCAAATGTTTGTTATATTTCATATTGTGTCGCAGAGTAAGCATTTTTTCTATTATTTTGCGTTTTGTATCTTTATCGCTCGCGCGAAAATCGTGAACGGTCTTGTCGCGCTCGGCTAAAAAATCCGAATCACCGTATACGTCATTATTGTCATCGGCGCCCATTGACTTCAAGGATTATGCTACTGTTACTGATACATTAGAATAAAAACTACAGAGACTACCGCGGCCGCCGCGGCTACGACGCCAATTTTTTCCACCAACTACAAGGATTGTGCCAGAACTTCGTATAATAAATATCACCGTCGCAGAAGAATGCCGCACTATAACTATACGAACTCGCGGATGTTATGAGTATATCCGCGAGGGTCATTCCCAAGAACGTGTCTTCGTTCGAATCATTTAAATGGAGAATGACATCTCCCCCGATAATATTGTGACTAGTAAAGTCCGCGAATTTGTCCTCGTGACCTTGCGAATAGATGTGAAACTGGATCCTGGTATTTTCATTGTCTTTCAAGCGTGTCTCTCGAATTGTCAATATAGAGCGGATATAATACTCGTTGGTATATTCTTCCCCGCCGTTGGGTCGCGTATCATCACAATTAGGGCGGCGAATATGGGCGGCTAGATGGTGGGTTGCGCCGGCGGTAGCGGGCTGGATGCGATAGACACGTTCTCGTTCGCGCGGGCGGTCTTTATTTCGCCAGTATTGCTCTTTGATTCGCGCCATACTCTTGCTTTTCATACACGTATCTATATTTCTCTCAATGTAGTTGAATATATCGTAAAAGTGGGGAGTCAATATATCGACAATTTCGTCGCCACGGCCCGCGCGTTCGTGTTCCACATTTTGCGCGACGACATCCAAATAATTCATATAATGTGGCTTCATATTCATTAATTCCTCCATTTTCGGGATAAACTCCGGGTCGTCATTATAATTGTGCGATATCTTGGTGGGGGTTCTATATATAAAAGTGGACTCTTCACACTCTTCCGCATAAATACAGGTCCATATGAATCGTTGAAACTGTGCGCCAAACCCGTCATCAAATGGAATCGTGGAATAGTATCGTTTTTTCGTCGCGGGTATCACGGCGGCGGCGATGGTGTCGGCGGCGACGGCGGCGGCGGCTTCCACTGCCGTGAACTGACTCTCGTTGTTTAGTTCATACGCATTGGGCTGCGTCCGGTCATTTCTCTCTGATGTAAGTCGGCCAATGTGCCGGTTCGTTATTTGATTGTAAAAACCAGACAAGAACCCGAGCTTCGTCCACTGGTTCGCATAATCCATCTCGAAGAACTGGTTTGGTGTATCATAATTTCCTACAGCCAAAATTGCGGCCACCTCAATCAATGATGGACGAAAACTGTAATGAGGCCAGTAATGGCAGTTTCCATAGGCAAAGTCGCCGCCGCCGACCTTATGTTGATGAAGCGCAACCTCGTGTGCGACTCGTCGCAATATCTTATGACCCTGTATCTTATAATCCCGCACCGTCTCGCCGTAATTTCGGTTGTATAAAATTTGCCGCACATTATGCCCTGAATTCCGCGCATCCGTCATCATTTGCGTGGCTTTATTTATATAACTTCCCGGGGTATGAAAGAGGAAATCGTCCTCCATATGAATCCAATATTCGGGGCGTAGTTCGTTGAGTTTATCCCAAATGATTTTCATACTACTGCGATGCCCCTTCTCTTCGGGGGATTTCATATAATAATCAATCCAAGGATACGCCTTCCGCATCTTCGCGCGGTCATCCTCGCTAGAATTATCATCCACGCAATACCAGTTGTCAATCATATTCACATCCGTCCACATATTCAATATAGAATTCACGGTTTGTTGGAAAAGGCCAAACCGCTTACACGTGGTAAATGTTATAATGACGCGGGGGGGAATACGGTCGTCGCGATTTAAGATGATGATGGACGGTTCCTGGACTGGCATATTTTTATCCAGATAGGGCAACTTATGAATCGGTCGCGACAGATGAAACTCGCGCGCCTCGCCGCCGTCGCCAGTTATTTTCAACAGTTCGCACGGTGCCACCAACGCATCTTTCACTTTCTCATAAAGGCGTTCCCATGTTTCAATATCATCATCGCTATACGTGTCATTGTTAGATGCGGCGATGGCTAGATAATGGTCTACTGTATAAAATAGTCGCAGAATTTCCGGAAACGTGTCCTCTTCAAAAAACTGGCGATAAAATGCTAAATTGCTATAGGTAGATGACAAAAAATGAAACGCCATAATATTATGCCGGAGGATGGTTTTACAGCATTCGTAACCGCTTCGTTTGTCTGAAATATAAAATGCGGAGATAGAATTGTTATATTCTATGACATCACGGTATTTATCAGTCGCCAGGAACAGTTTATTTTGCGGGAATTTATTGTAGCCCTTGTATTTGTGGTATAACGCATTCACCATCATATGGTTTCCGTCCGCACGGAGGATCTCCATTACGGATGCGACGCCTTCAATACGTTCCTCATCGTATTCCATCGTTTTACAGTAATATTTAAATGAATTGTATTTATCGCCCTTCTTGTTGTATAAGTCGCCGAGACAAAGCGCACTGTAATATTTCTCCTGCGTCCAGTTGTTTTGCGTGAGAACCCGGAGATACCACTCAATTGCCTTGTCAATATACGCAACACCTGCATCCATCCAGCTTTGCGCGCAGTAAAATGCGTATCTCTCGGCAAGTCCGCGGTCCCCGCCCCCGCCGACCCCGCCGCCGACCCCGCCACCGCCGCCGCCTTCTTCGTAAAATCCACGCTCTAGGACTGCGGCATCCTTTATATATTTATTTGGGTCTTTACTACGGCTTCCACTTCGCCCCGAATCCACATAATATTCGCCTTGGATGACATACGAACTCTCCTCCTTATCGATACACGCAATATACTCGTGAAGCACTCCAACAAACCGCCACCGTTTTCGGTTATTCACGATGAGTGTTCGCATATATACAAATGAATCGCCGAGCTTCAACTGATATGCGTCGTGGGTTAGTTTATCTGGCAAACGAAAATCACCGCGAATAGAGTCATCCGCATCAAATATAAAGAGGTAGTCTGTTTTCTGAAACGCCATTTGAAGCGCCAATGTGCGATTGAAGCCGAAATCACGCCATTCGACTTGTTCGATGTGCCCGGGGATGGACCGCTCCTTGAAAAATGCGCGAATAAGGTCAATTGTGTTATCGGTGGATCCTGTATCCGATATATAATACGCATCAAAATTCACGTAGGAACACAGATTTGTGAGTGTTTGTGTTATAATATGTGACTCGTTTTTTACAATCATATTCAAGCAAATTGTATAAGATTTAGACGGTTCGGCCTTGTCACATACCTCGGTTATTAACATTTGCGGCAACAATACGCAGATAAGATAAATACAATACGTTAATGTAAATACATAACGTCGTTGTTTTTAGGTTTGTTTTATTTTACCACGATATAGTAGCATTATGTCATTTACACGATTCCGCGATGACCCCGACCGTATCAAAAAACAACTTCAACAATCTACCGATGTTGGGCGATACCATTTGAACGCGCCTGGTCCCGGCGATAAGCCGCTTTATATGGAAGACCCGTATATCCGCGCGCAAGGCTGGGCGGGTAATATTATGACGAATTCCGTGGATATTGAGGCAGAATTATTTGGTTTATCACGCAAACTGAACCGAGATTCGGTGGATAATTATCACCACGACGGTCGCGCATCGGTCGCGACACGCACGAACGAGACGATTCGATGCCCGATTCGCGGCGGTAGTTCCGTAGAACAGACCCGCGCAACCCACCCCGCGTGGATGTTGCGCGATGTAGAGCAGGACAACTGGAAGATGCTCCACTTTGACCCACAGGAGAATGTTTTTATTCCTTTTTACAATAACCTGAATACACGTATGATTGAAAAGGACCGATTTGTTCCGCAGTCAACTGTTCCCGGAATATCGGATGATACTTACTTTACAGTTCATCCTACGAATACGAACCCGGCCCTGGAAGGAATGGTAGGGGGACGACGCGATAATGAACGCGGTTTAGGGAGCAGCGCTGGAGGCGGAGGCGAAGACATCCAGAATGTTGGCGACATCCGTCAATTTAGCGGAACAACCGCACTGTTTTCATAATACTGGAATATGTCGCGGAATATTATATGTCGCGGAATATTATATGTAGCGGAATAATATAGATAGATATAATACCGTAATATATGGCTGAAATCGCATTAATCCTAGGAAGTCTTGGTGCGGCATATATCGCATCAAATCGCAATAGCAACGGCAACGGCAATTGCGCGCGTGAAGGATATAGAAATGCGGGCAAGCAAGAGGCAAGGTATTTACCCAACACGAACATTCCTACTACAAATTATCCGGTTATTCGCCCCAATACAGGTTCTAATGTAAATGACTATAAGAATCCAAACACAGCAACTGACCGTTATTATGCGCGAGGTGTGGATTTTGATAAAATGTCGGCCGGTGTCGCTGGCGGGGTCGGTGGTGTAGGCATCCTGCGCGGGATTGCGGAGAGGGGACGCGATCCGTCAAACGATAAGAATAGCATAATTCCTCCATCGTCGGCGGAGACAACCTCCACAGCGACCCTTAACGCCCCGTCTACCCCCTACGGTGAAAGTTTAGATACCCAATTCGGTGATAATTACAGTAAGGATGGATTTACGTCTTTAATGGGGACGAAGATAGACCCGAGGACATTTACGCATAACAATATGGAGCCATATTATGGCGCGAAAATCCGCGGGACGACGACTGGGGCGAATATGCACGAAAATGTGCTGGATAATAAGATTGGCGGTGGTTCGCAGTTCTTCTCCAAGACCGAGCAGGCACCCCTTTTCCGCCCGCTTGATAACCTTCATCTCCCGAATGGTATGCCAAACCAGAATGACTTCTACCAGTCACGTGTGAACCCCAGTATGAAAATCGCCAATGTGAAGCCGTGGGAAGAGGTGCGCGTCGGACCGGGATTGGACCAAGGATACGGTTCACAGGGAACACTCGGATTCAATTCCGGAATGGACGCACGAGAGAAATGGATTGACCGCGGGGTAGATGAAATGCGCGTGAAGACGAACCCCAAGCTTTCGTATTCTCTTGACGGACATCAAGGCCCTGCCGCACATTACATCCAAACCGCGCCGACCACGGCAACTTTAGGGCGAATGGAGAAACACCTGCCTGACACATTCTTCGTGAATACGCCGGACCGATGGTTTACGACGACCGGCGCGGAGAAGGGTGAAACCCAGCGCGCGATTGAGATGGACCGCGAGAGTAATCGCCAGACGACGACGAGCGAGTATTTCGGCACGACTGCGCCAGCAGATGGCGGAGGCGCAATGTATGCGCCGAAGAATTTTGAAGATACGCGGCGTGAAGTGTATGACGGAAAACCGGTCATCAATCCCTATGCTGCGGAGAAGAATACTGCGACCGAGGCCGATTTTGGCAGAATGAGCTATAAATTTACGCATAATAATAGGACGACTGTGCGCCCCAATGAGATGGGCGGTATCCACGGGGCGCTCAAGGCGGTCGTGGCGCCCCTTCTGGATATCCTTAAACCGTCGCGTAAAGAGAATGTGGTCGGTAATGCGCGCCTTTACGAGAATGCGAGGATGCCTGTTCCTGCCGCAGTGACCGCCACATTTAATCCTGCGGACCGAGCGCCTACCACGATTAAGGAAACCACTGTGGGTTTGGTCGGATACGACCATATGAATGTGGAGCGTCAGGCGGCTGCGGGTTATTTAATCTCTCAAAACACGCCAGAAGAAACGGAGCGCGCGACGACCAGCACCGATTATTTAGGAGGCGCAGGCGGAACCGCTACCCGTATGGGGAACGGTCTGTATAACGCCGCATATAATCAGCGCAACAATGTAAATAAGACCTATAAAAATATAACCAATCACGGCTCAATGTCACTGTTTAATTCGAATACCAACGTCCAGATTGACCGACTGGATGCCGACCGCGCAAATAACCGCACGATGACCGCGACGAATGCGCCGTCATCTATTCCCAGTATTGATATTTATGGTAAGATGACAATGCCCCAAGGATACGATGAACGCAAACTGAACGAGAGAATCCAGCCGGATATTCTGAACGCATTTAGACAGAATCCGTATACGCATAGCTTACAGACGTATTAATCGCAGGGACACACGGAGGCACGGAGCCCGAGAGATTTATTTTATCGTATATAATATAATATAATATAAGCAATATACACGATAGTTATTTTTATAACAATATAGATTAGTATACAAACTCATCAAATGAAATTCTCGGAGTTATTCCAGGATAAATATACGGTGGTATTCGTGTTAATTTTAGTGTTATTGGTGAGTGTATGGATATCGCGAACCTATAGAAATGGCGGGTTTGGGTCTTGGATGGCCCCATCCGATGGATATGGGTCGGGCGTTATTGAAGGACTGGCCCAGTCAACGCATTATTTTGGTGATGCTTACACTAATAATACCAATCCTCCCACCCCCTCCAACAACCCGGCCTCTGCGTCCGCGGGTGCATTAATATTGAATAGATGTACTCGTGTCGCAAATACCATTGCGACATTTCGGTTTATTTTTACACCTACTATGGGATTGAAGGGTGCTGTGACAACGCCAGCATCCCATGCGAATATAATTACAATAACTATACCAAAGAGTTACGTTCAAAACACCACAATTGCTGGATTGGCGATATCTCTGAAGGAGTATTCGGGTACTGCTGCCGCTGCCGCAAACTTGGGTTCTTTATCTGGAACCCTCGTAGATTCAGCGTCGGAAAGAGCCGGTATTGCTATAGATACAACCGGTGCCACCAATTGTGTGATAACATATACCATACAAACAACCACACTGATTCCGGCGGGTGCTGGGAAACAATACGCATTAGAATTGTCTGGTATGAAGTGGGTTGGTAATGCAGTAATTCCTAATGCTGAAGCTCTGGTTATATTAGAAAGTAATGCGGAGACTGGTGCCGCAACGAAGTTAGTCGCTGTGAATTTATATCACGTTACTGACCAAACCAAACGCGTTAAGATATTCGCCGATAGGACATTCGGATTTGAAACCAATTTTCTGTTGTGCCGTAAAATATCTACGGAAAGCCCGCAGCTTTCACCGAATGTCGCGGGAAACGCAACTACATTTACTATGAAAATGATGCTTACAAACGCCCTGTCCGCTGGAGATCATTGTTTAATACAGATTCCATATGTATTACCAATATCGGGGATCCCTCTTGTAGTAAGCATTGAAAATACATTAACCAGCAGTACGTTCTCTACAATTGAGAACAAAACAATTACAGTTCATTCGCCGTCCACCGAAAATCAATATGGCGGAGGTCAGACCTCTATCTATTTTAAAATCGGTCAAGGAAACGGTATTTTAGTCGCGGCCGACGCAACCTTGATATTAACCATCGGACCAGGTATTCAAACCCCGGCGAACGCGACAGTGACCACCGGCGCAAAAATACGCACATTTAAGTCAGCCGAAACCGACTTTAATTTTCGTTCTGATAGTAATGTTCTCGATGCGGGTGAGTTTACTCTTTCGGCCATATCAACAACATTATCCACCGCTGCTGCCCCCACCTCCTCCGGGACAGCAAGTGATGGGTCCACATATGTTACCAGCGCGGCATCGTCCGTCCTCATTTCCGATGTGAAACGCCAGATGAACTGGGCGGTTGGGGCACAGAAGGAGTATGAATCGGCGTATAAGGTCCTGCGGTCTGCTACAACAGAGACAGCGAAGACCGACGCGCAACTGAAATATGATGTCGCCGTTGCGCGCCGAAACCGCCTTATTGCGAGTCACCCCGATTCGTGGTATGACGGCGCAAACTGGCGTTATGGTGATGACGGGCACGTGCGTAAATGCACGGAACCGTCTACATTGTCAAGCAATGAAGGCAACTGCCAAAATATATACAAGATGGATATAAGTGGAAATCTCGTAAAATCGGCGGATGGCAATAATATACTTCTGATGCGTAAATGCCCGTGGAAATGTAACAATCCAGGCCAGACCGGTTCGGATTCGTGTCGTATTGACGCGGACTGTCTGAAAGTGACGCGCTGGGCGACATATTTACCCGATGGAACCCAGATTGAAAAGAATCTCTTGGCGACAACCAGGTCGCAATACGACGACATCGCGAGCGAGACGAGTTCTTCCGCACTGGGCGAAGATGATATTTACAAGCGCGGGATTACGCGGAATTTCCGGGGATACGGTAGGGGTCGTCCAGGACAAGGACAAGGGCAAGGACAAAGCCCCGGACTCTTCGGTTCCATACGCGACGCTACCGGCAGTATAATCCGCGGAATTGGAAACTGGATTGACCCCAATGACCCCGCAGGAAATCAACGCACCGCGAAACACAATGCGTATTATTATGAGGATGGTTCCCCCGCGGCTACGGCTTATCTCGGAATGTATAACGGTCAAGGTTACGAAGAAGAGTCGCCGTTTTATGGCGAATCCAAACCGATGAATTATTATTACACCACGAACTATTATTATACGGATGGTGAAGCCGGCGACGGCGGTGGAGGCGCCAATGACGGGAAGAGCAATATGCCAGGAAAACTATCGAAGGTTATGCCATTCGAACAAAGTATTAATCTATGAGCGCCGCGAATGCGCCGCGAATGTGTATTAAACCCATTTTGTCATTATAATAACAACAGAATAATGACAAGTCAATTACAAGGAATCCATCAAAACATCCATAACAAATTGGATGTATTCATCAAGAACAGGAAAATCCCGAACATTATTTTTTATGGACCTAACGGGTCTGGGAAAACATATATCCTGAATCGGTTTATTCACGCAGTCTATGATGGGGATAAAACCGCGATGAAAAACTATGTTATGCGCGCGAATTGTGCGCACGGAAAGGGGATACGATTCATCCGCGAGGAATTGAAGTTTTTCGCGAAGACGAATATTGACTTGAAAGATGGCGCGATTTTCAAATCGGTTATTCTGACAAATGCGGACAAGCTGACGATTGACGCACAATCCGCACTGCGGCGATGTATCGAATTATTCAGTTCATCTACGCGGTTTTTTATTGTAGTTGAAAACAAGGACAGTCTCCTGAAACCGATTCTCTCGCGGTTCTGTGATATTTATATTCCACCGCCCGTGTTTACTGCGGATATGGATGCCGCCGCCGCTGGTCCTGGTCCAGGTCCAAGGCAAGGTCCCACTGTGAACTTACATACATACTTCGCAGACCAGGCGTGTGATACGTATAAAATCAACAAGGCGAGAGAACATTCATTACATTCATTAGTCCAAATTCATCCTAGTTATCTCTCCGGAAATGGAGCAGGCGACCTCTCCGCCGCCGCCGCGCCGCCAACCCGCGAAGAATACACAAAAATACTGGATTTATCTGTATCATTATACGAACAAGGCTACTCGGCGTTAGACGTCATTGAATTCGTCCATATGTATCCGGGGATGATAGAACTTCGAAGATACGAACTCCTTATTATGTTTGACAAAGTTCGGAAAGAATTTAGAAATGAGAAACTTCTCTTGCTGTTTTTTCTCCATTTTATTGTATTTCGTTGTAAAATGAGTTTAGAAAATATTTCTTTTATGTAAAGCGAGCGAGCGAGCGTAATGGACGATTATTCAGTGACATCGTTATACGAATCAAAAAATGAATGGGCGTCTCGCCTTGTCAATATTTTAACCCCTCTCGTCCAAGAAGGATTCAGGTCAATCTTCGATGAAGGGGTCAAGCTTTGCGCGGGTTCCAAGGAGCAAGACAAATATCTGATGACATTCCAGAACCTTCTCTCACGAGTTCCCAAATGGAACCCCAATATTATCAAAGATGAGACTACGCGAATCAAGGAACGCAGCACCTGCGGATATTTAGAAGATTTGATTACTTGCGTCCACATCATTCATCTGAAGTGTATGACTGTTATGCGCGTGGGAACCAAGCAGAAGAAGGTGGATATTAAAATCCCGCAACTCTCGGATTTCATTCATAAGATTTACGTCAATAGCGCGCGAAAGTTGTATTCCAATGTGTATATTTTTGAGAAAGGCATTCAGCCACTTCATACCCAGCGCAATAACCGCGAGTTTGAAATCATCGTTAAGGAGTGTATTTATAATACAATTCGTGATAATATACCAGTGGAAGACCTGATTAAGATGTATTTAGAAGAAACAATTGAGGATGTCGTGGAAGTCACTGAAAATGAGGAAGTCATCAAACAAGAACCTGTTCTCTCGGAAGAGGCCTCTGACCTCTCTGCAATGCGCCGCACACATCAGTCATCCACGCGCCGTCGCAGACATCGCGAACGCGACCGTGTTTCTAGCGAAGACGGTGCAGCTGGTGACGACGGCGGGGATGGCGACGGTGGCGGCGGTGACAATGGAGGAGGAAGTATAGGACAACTCGATTTTGTCGGCGAATTGAATGGAAGTGATGCGGCTGTGTCATCATCTACATCCGGTCTATCGGATGATTCGACCACCGGGTCGGGTAGTGGTGTCTCATTTGGAGAGAATCAAATCCGCACATTTGAAACAGACTCACAAGAAAGAAAGAATGAATACATGTCGCACGACGCAGACAACGCAGACGACGCAGACGACGACAGCAGCGGCCGATTGAATATCGGTGGTGATATAAAACTGGATACGTTGGATATCCATACCTTGAATGAAACGCAATATATCAATGTTCCGCCACTATTAGACAATATTGAAGTGTTGGCGTAATTATCCTAATAAATAGTAGCGGGTAGTATGTATAATATACACATACAGCAATGGCCGACGAAGACGATGAAGAACAAGGCAAATGGTATGATAATATTTTTCTCATCGATATACTTATTTTCATTTTCTCGTTTGCGTTTTTAGCAATCGCAGGTGGGGTTATGTATGTTTGCTATCCACCAGTATTGATGGCATTTCAAACGTAATACCGAATTCGTTATAATACCGAATTCGTATAATACTGAATAAATAATTGAAATCGTATGTATATAACTCTATTTAGAACTATATACATTACGCTAGTATTTGTAATATGTTTAACTCTACGAAACTATTCGTAATCGGGGTTGTTGTCGCCGCCGTTTATTTTTTACTGAAATTTATGGAAATGCGATTCGTGGAACCCGATAACCAAAAACCAGTTAAGGTGCTTATCCGTGATTCCATTGTCGTTTGTATTTCCTCGGTATTGGCGGTATTTATATTAAATCAATTTGAGAATCTCGGCGATGGTGGCGGCAGTGGTGGTGGTGGCGCGCCCGCAGTATTTGTGGATACACCCGGGTTTTGAGTCTAGTCTACGTGGGCGTGATCGGGCACGGGCACTGGCACTGGCACTGGCGCGGTTCTTTCGATAGCAATTCCATTTTCATAATAGTGTTTTCCAACCTGGTTCAAGTTGGATAACATAAGGCGCCAGGCGTCCTTATAAGAATGCTCGGTATATTTCAGCGCGGGCGCGTGTCTCTCGCAAAATGCGCGAACATACGGCGCCGCCAATGCGTTCTTATGTTGGGGCATTGACGGGAACAGGTGATGCTCTATTTGAAAATTTAAGTATCCCATAACCCACGAAACCAACGCGGACCTTGTAGATATATTTACGGTGTGATTCAACGCATACTCAAACCAGAGGATGTGTTTGGTCTCGGGGACTACGCCTGTAAATGTATGTGAGAGAGAGAAATGTCCGAACAGATAAATAAAATTCCAGAAATTTACAACCATTAGGAGGAAATACGACCATACGAGGCCGCCGCCGCCGCCGCCGCCGCCGCCGCTGTAAAAAATAAGCGGCAATGTTATGTGTGAAGCGAACATAGACACCAATTCAAACGCGGCTGATGTATGCTGTTCTCTCGTTCTTGCGGCACACAAGCGGTTAAAAACCTTCGTCGGATGAAGATAATACATCCAGAACAAATGGACGAACACTCCATTTACGACAGGCAAAAACGTCCACGCCTGAAGCCGCATCCACCACCGGCTCATAAACCGCGATGACGCTTTTCCGTTTGTATTCTCTTCAAATGCGCGATTGAAAAATGCGACGAGTGGTGTTGTATCCAGGTCAATATCGTGCTTGATTTTCTGGGGAGTGGCGTGATGTTTCTGATGCATAGAATTCCACACAGATGAACTTACGCCACCTCCAAATCCCATCGTAAATGTTTGGATGGCGCGGTCAATACGCTTGTTGCCGGTAAAACTCACGTGGCCGCATTCGTGCTGGACCCAACCGCATCGAGTCTTAAACGCGATGAACGAGAGAACTGATGCGTAGATATTATAGGACGCAAGCCACGCCCCCATCCCGAAAGAAAATGCGAGTTCTAACATACGAAAATACACGTGGATATAATCGGGTTCAAAGCATCCTTGAATAACGAGCTTCTCCCGCATCTCTCGGAAATCAGCCGTCATTTCCTTTTGGCGGTCGGTCCACACATTTTCGGGAGAGATAGGCGGCGCACTTTCCGGACCGCAGTCATATGTTGGCAATGATTGTAGGACTTTATTCACCTTGTCGGATGACCGATGATGAAACTCGCGGAACACCTCGGTTGAATCGGCTGTATTTTTAGCATAATTGATAATGTTGCCACCTGGATGCCTGAAATCGGTTATGTCGTAGGTGTTCCCGTCGATGGTAATCGTATCGCGGGGGATGGGGAGAGAGAGAGGGTCGTCGGCTTCCATTACTTTATCCATTACAATATATATATTCGAGTGTTTATATAATATTATAGAACACTAGTTCTTATGATGAACGCCGTTACATCCGCGCCGCCCACGTTACTCATCAATGAGTTCCTATCAGGTCTCACGATTGCGTTGTTATTGATTCCCGAGTCCATCGCATTCGCGTTTATTATGGGTCTATCCCCGAATACAGGAATCCAAAACACAATGGTTATGTCTCTCATAACATCGTTATTCGGGGGTATGCCAACGATGATTTCGGGTTCAACCGCGGCAGTCGCCACATCCATCGCCGGCGTATCCACATTACTCGGAAAGGAATACATCATTCCTACCGTCATCGCTGGCGGGATTATCCAGATTTTAGCGGCGGTAACGGGTCTCTACAAATATGTCACGTATGTGCCAAAACACATTATGTCGGGGTTCTTGGTCGCATTGGCCGGGCTCATCGCCGTCCACCAACTGGATAATTTCAAAGACAAGGAACATAAATGGCTGACCGGATTGAAACTGGCGAATACGACCCTATTTACGATTATATCTACACTGATTGCGTTCTTCGGTGTCATTAAAATCACGCACAGCACCGACCAACACGTCCATATTCCTGGCGGTCTCGTCTCCATGTTCGCAATAACCGCGTTTATTTACATATTTACGCAATATTACAATATCGACCGCGTGAAAGACACCGGCGCAATACATTCGGACCTACCTTCCATCATTTCATCGGATTCAGTTAGTAAAATAAAATATGACCTGGAAAGTCTTCTGAAAATGTTGCCGTTTTCGGCGGCGATGGCATTTACCGGGTTATTGGAATCTCTTATTATGGTCCGAGATGCCGAAAGTGCGCTGGGAACAAAAGGCGACTCCTTCCGCGAGAGTCTCGTCCAAGGTATCGCGAACATCGCCACGGGTTTAACCGGCGGTTTCGGTGGGTGTGTATTAGTCGGTCAAAGTAAACTGAATTTGGCAAACGGCGCGAAAACCCAGTTTTCATCCGTGATAACGAGTGTTTTGTTTATTGTTATATGTCTATTCTTTGGTCGCGCCATCAACGAAATCCCGATTGCGGCGGTAGTCGGAGTCATGTTGCTTGTCGTTTATAAAACAGGCGACTGGGATAGTTTATTCAAACCGCAATCATTCGACCGGCGATGGGTAATCACAATTATCACCGCGATTGTCGGGTTTGTGTCCGGCAGTCTGTCGGTCGGCGTCGTGGTGGGTGTCATATTGGATAAGATGGCGGCACGGGTGTGAAAATGAACGGTGCTGGAATGGAACCGTATACAAATACTAATTCCGTATAAACATATGATAAAATTGAAATTATATGTTTATATTTACGGTGGGGTATCGTCAACTACAATGACAACTCCTGCTACTGCCCCCGAATCTGTCTCTGTCTCCGTCCCTATGGAACGCGCCCCTGAAGCTCTAGCTGCTGAAGCTGAATATTGGCCGCTCACCGATGACGCTGTGAGAGATTGCGATCTCACCTATTTCAATGACACATGGTCCGAAGATATGGTGCGTGATGGAATGCGCGCAATTCTTCTCGCCAGCGAATTACCCGAAATCAAGGACAAGGAAATCAATGTGTGGAAATATCTATCGGAATACAGTCCACCCGGCGGACAAGGGTTCCAATTCAGTGCGGGCGATGACGATATTGTTACGACAGTCCAGTATCAGATGAAGACCGGTCATTCAGGCGCAAGTATGGGATGGACGATGCGTCAGATTGAGTTCATCGCGAAGAATGGACTTCCCGCACATCGAGAGAGGTTTCTCAATAGTCGCCGCTAAACTACAGGCAGTGTATAATACAGAGGTATTGTATCCACATCCATAAGAATATGCGTGTTTCGACCATCTTTCAAGAACTTCGCTGCGAGTGCCGCGTGCTTCTTGTATTTTTTATATGTAATTTTATATCCCTCAAACAATGGATTATGAATTTCGGCGGAAGGAATGTGGTTATGGACCGACCGCGAAATCATCTTATATAATTTAAAATCGGGATACCGCTCCTCGCCGCTGGATTTATAGAGCACATTACGTCCCTTGTCATCCGTCGTCCATTTAACGACTATTTTAATAATGGGGTCGGATTTACACAGTTTTTCCACCTTACGCAGGTCGTAGATAAAATAATCAAAAAGCGCGCAGGCAAATCGGCATAAATCAAAACTGAAATTCGGTTCTACTGTGGGCTTGTCCTGGTTGTAATAGGGGGGGAAGTTGTATTGTGTTGCGGCATCGCCTTTGGGGTGGAAACTGTCGCTACAGATGAGTTCACCGCGGAACTTGTATATTGCGCGCCCGAAATCAATGATTTTAAAGATACGGCCGTAAGTGGGAACCTTATAATACTGGCCCTCGTAGAGGTAGTAAACGAACTCTTCGGTTGTTTCGATAAACATGACATTGTTGGTATGAAGGTCGTTATGTGTGAATGCGAACATTTTCTGATAGATAACGAGTGTCATTATAACTTGGAATAGAATAGACGTCCATTCCTCTTTCGTCAGTTCATCCATCATCATAATATGGTCGAGTGTGCTGACACACTTTTCAAGGAGAATGGCCTGGATAGGGAAATCTTTGATTTTCACGATGAGTTGCTCGTCGTCACTGTCGTAACTTCCGCTGTCGCTCGCACTGTCGCTCGCACTGTCGCTCGCACTGTCGCTGTCTTTATTAAATGTGAGTTGAATCGCGGGTTCGTCGTCGCCGCCCTCGCCGACCTCGCTGTCATCGCCGCCCTCGCCGCCCTCGTCGCTCTCGCTGTCATCGCCGCTCTCGCTGTCATCGCCGCTCTCGCTGTCATCGTCGCCACTTATCGTAGTATATGAAGAATTTGACTGCGACGAATCACTATCACTTGTATCATTCTGGTCCCTTGTCCGATTTTTCGGGTATAAAGCCGGAACGGCGTCGGCGTCGGCGTCGGCGTCGGTGGCGTCGGTGGCGTCGGTGGCGGCGGCGTCGGCGTCGGCGGTCTCTGCGACTGTCTCCGAGAGATTTAATTCTACAATTTCAATGGGTGTATTGTCAATGATACACTCCGCCGCGTCGACCGCATCGACCGCATCGACCGCATCGACCGCATCGACCGCTACGACCGCCGCCGCTTCTATCTCCGAAACGCTGTCAAGAATATGGATGCGGGTTTTAATACCGGAATAGTCTTCATCGGGTTGAATATAGTTATTCGCACCAGTCGCGCCAATCATTGGTTTCATTTTGTTACGGATTTTCATCAGCTTACTTATATTGATATCCGAGATATCACCGGCGTCATCATCTCCAAATTGCGAATAATCGATTGTGAAGAGGTCGTTTTCGTATGTATTGAAAAACGAACAACCGACAAGATAGTCAATATCATCAAAAACGTTGGTGGAAAATTCGCGCTGTCTACACAAATAACTGCCATAATAGTCGACTCCGTGGACGATTCCGTGTTCGTGAAGTGCGCGGCTCGTTAAATAGGAGAAAAACCCGTCAACATACGACGCATTATTTGTATTAAGTATCTTATCTTCGCACATTTCGGGTGTAGAATTGTGTTTTGGAAGAGCACGCGTTGTGTTACCGGGTCGTGTATCATATTTCCCTGATAAGTATCGGATAGGGTCAAGAAGAGGCGAATACTTGACAAACATTGGAACATTACTGGTATTTCCGTCGTCGTCAGCAATAATAGTTTCTAAATGGTTTAGGGAATGACCGCGTTCGTCGTCGCGGGCGCGGTCGTCGCGGGCGTTGATGATTTGCGTGGGGTGCGAGATGATATTCTGTAAATAATACTTTTGGTTCAATTGGATTCCGTTATAATTGCTTTCATTGATATCAAAAAAGCGCGAATAGATCGGTATATAATTTTGAATATCATACAGTAGTGCGGAGTCTATTGTATCGGGGGTATATTTGTGTTTACGGTAATGAAGTTGGAATGCCGCCGCCGACGATGCCGACGACGCCGCCGACGCCGCATTGTCTGTCATTGTTCCTAAATGTATTTTCTAAATATAAGAGTTATTGATATGATTGATGAATAGAAGTTTTATATTGATTTTAAACGGGCATAGTCAATTCATTCCATTCGTAAAAATGTCATAAAAATAATATATCTCATTTTTATTACTATAATAGTCTACAACACTACTATGAATTTAGAACTCGCGAAGTTCGAGATGAAAGCTATCAGTTTTCGACCCGATGAAAACAAGGGCCCTGTAATCGTTCTCATTGGACGCCGTGATACCGGTAAAAGTTTCCTCGTCCAAGACCTGATGTTTCACCACCAGGATATTCCCATTGGAACAGTCATCTCCGGGACAGAAGCAGGAAACGGTTTCTTCGCAGCCCATGTCCCAAAACTATTCATCCACGACGCTTATAATACAGCCATCATTGAAAATATTCTAAAGCGCCAAAAGGCAGTCCTAAAGCAGGTCAAAAAAGAACAGGATATGTATAAGAAGTCGTCCATCGACCCGAGGACGTTCGTTGTGTTGGATGATTGCTTGTATGATAACAAATGGACGAAGGACGTGATGATGCGCCTCCTCTTCATGAACGGTAGACACTGGAAGGTCATGTTAGTCATCACAATGCAATATCCCCTTGGTATCCCTCCAAATCTCCGCACCAATATCGACTACGTTTTTATCCTCCGTGAACCATATATTGCGAATCGTAAGCGAATCTACGACAATTACGCAGGTATGTTCCCCACTTTTGAGAGCTTTTGTCAGGTGATGGACCAGTGTACTGAGAATTATGAGTGTCTCGTCATCAATAACAACGCGAAATCCAACAAATTACAAGACCAAATCTTCTGGTATAAGGCGCAACAGCACGGGCCATTCAAGCTCGGCAGTAAGGAATTCTGGGAAATCTCCAAGAATCTCGGTTCTGATGACGAAAGCGAGCAGTCGTATGACCCTAATGCTGCGAAAAGTGGCAAGGGACCGAAGATTAACGTGAAGAAGAGTAAGTGGTGATGGAAAGTTGCTCTCGGGATGGCGAGAGCGTTTCTCCAAAATGACAAGCGGTTATACAAAATTAACATTCAATCGAAACCGCTCTATAATATTATAGAGCGGTTTGCCAAAATTAGCATTTTACCCCTATTTTTCGCTTTTTTGTATAAAAGCGACGACCGTTTTAAACCATCGCTTTCATAATCTTACTTTTTATTTATAAAAGCGACTATAATCATACCAGTCGCTTTTCATAAATACGCATTCGTTTATTAAAAGCAAATATCCGCCGCATCAATCGATCAGTTATACATGGTCTAATTAAATATTATAAAAAAGCGTTTTCATAAAAACCACTTTACATCCATAAAGCGGAAACGACTTAAAGACATCCGTATATACATAGTATAACATACGCTCATAAAGATGTCCTCCTCCGCTTCTTCTGCCTGCACCGCCTCTTCCGATACTCTCAATATCGTCGAACTCATCGAGAAAAATCCTATTACAAAGTTGTCTCAAAAATATAATAATATCCTTCTCGAGAAACTCCAAGAAAACTTCAGCACATTTGAACAACAATTGTTTGTCAGTAGTTTTTACTGTTACCTGAATTACAATAAGAATACAGACTTTGTGGTTGATTTGGATGATGTGTGGAGGTGGATGGGCTTTAGTCAGAAGATCGCCGCGAAAACAATGCTTGAAAAAAACTTCAAAATCAACGTAGATTATACTGTCTCCGTTCCTGAATTTAAAAAATCAGAACAACCAGAAAACGCGTCAGGTGGTAGTGATGAAGAACAACCAACTGAATCAACCGTTCCATCTAAACCAAAAAATGGCGGTCAAAACAAGCAAACCATCAAACTCACAATCCGATGCTTCAAATCACTATGCTTGAAAGCACAAACGAATAAGGCTAGCGTAATCCACGAGTATTATATGAAGATGGAGGAAACCCTTCACCAAATCCTAGATACTGAAACCAGCGAACTCCGCGCACAACTCGAACAATCCACCGCACAACTCAACCAAGCCACCATCACCCTCACCCAAGAAAAGAAGCGCGCCGTCGAAAAAACCCTTATCAGTCAATTTCCAGTGAATACTCAAACAATTTACTTCGGCACCATCGACAACACCAACGCCGACAACGAGAAACTCATCAAATTCGGACAGACTAACGATCTTGCCACTCGTGTCGCAGACCATCACAAGAAATACGCCAATTTCATTCTCGCCGCCGCATTTCGTGTGACCAACAGATCCGAAATTG